TCAGTCCTCGGCCGGCAGCGTCCAGAACAGTTGTACGCCGTCATCGCGCCAGGCGATGGTGACATTGTCGTTTTCGGCTATTTCATCGAGGATCCGCGACCAGTCTTCGGGGCTGTCGCCCTCGACTCGCAGCAGCACCGCCGACCGGGATCGTTGCGCGGCAGGCGCGTTGATGGCACGGGAAACCCGCAAGCCCAGTTGTTCGTACGAGTTGGGCATGGTGGCGGCAGAAGGGGCATCTTGAGTCATGGTGCAGAGTCTCGAATTGCTGTATGTGCATACAGTAATTCGAGAGCGGCTCGATTGTCACTACCGTTCGGGTTTCTGCTCGCTGCCGGTGATGGCCAGGGAGTGCTCGCTGCCATAGCAGGGGAAATACAGGCTGACGCTGGTCCCTTGGCTCTGCCTGCTGGTCACCGCTAGCTGGCCATTCATGTCGGTGACGAAGCTCCTGACCATGGTCAGGCCCAGGCCGGTGCTCTTGTTCGCTGCTCGGGTGGTATAGAAGGGCGCGAATATGTGCTCGAGTGCTTCCGGGGCGATGCCGGTGCCAGTGTCGGCGACGCGGATCACCACATAGCGCCCTGGTTTGAAGTTGGCGTTGTGGTGCATAAAGTTGCTGCGATCGAGGAGGGTATTGAAGGTGCTCAGGATCAACTGGCCACCGCCTGGCATGGCATCCCGGGCATTGGCCACCAAGTTGATGATGGCGCTTTCCAACAGCTGCCTGTTGGCCCTGAGAAAGTTGCTGTCGCTGGCGAGGTCGAACTGGCAGTCGATCTTCTGGCCGACATCGTTACGGATCAGCGTGCTCATGCCCAACAGCAACTGGTTGGGGTCGATACGTTCCAGCACCCGTGGCCGGGTACGGGCGAACAGCAACAGCCCCTCGGCCAGCCGCGTCACCTGATCTGTCGCTTCCCGGCACAATGCAAAGCGTGCCTGCAGTTGCTCCGAGCCGTTGTCGGTGATTTCCCGTTCCATCAGTGACAGGCTCATCGACAGGCTGGTCAGCTGATTGGTGAACTCGTGGACCACGCCACCGCCAACCTTGCCGATCTGCTCCATTTTCTGCGCCTGCATCAAGGCATTCTGCAGATGGTTCTGAGCCTGCTCCTGGGCTGCATGCTGGCGCAGATCCTGGATGCTGTTCATGAAGCCGATCATGGTGCCATCCATGCCGAACAGCGGCACGATATTGGCGAGTATCGGCACCTGACTGCCATCGCGGCGCTCGACGATCATGCGCAGGTTGGTGATCGGCTTTTTGCTGAGCAGCACGGCCGCCAGGGGCGATTGCTCGAAGGGCATGTGGGCGCCATTCTCGCTGCGCAGGCGATAGGCGCCCGTGTAGCGGATCGGCTCCTTGCCAAGATCCGGTGCCTCGCCCCAGATTTCCGCCGCCTTGGGGTTATAGGTGGTCAGGTGGCCCGCGGCGTTGCACAGGTACACGCCAACCGGCAGGAACTCGATGAGCTCATGGCCGATCTTGCGGACAAGTGGCACATCATCTGGCAGCCGCAGACCGGTGCCGGGCGGGTTTTCTGCCATGGCGGCTCCGTCAGGTGGTAGGCCTAGGGTAGTCGTTTCGGGTGGTGGGCGCGACTGGGCGTGCTGGCCAGGGAGGATGATCGACAATGTAACTGCCAGAAACGACAGCCGAGGTGAGGGCGCCGCTGCAGAGATTTCAGATGTAGTCCGCGAGACAGGCGGTGCCGGCCTGCTGCTCGAGCTGGTGCAGCTGGCGTCGGGCAGCGGTTGACTGCCAGCGTTCTCGTACAGGAGGTTATCCCGTTTCTTGAGGGGCAGGCCCAGGCGGTGGAGTCACGGCCGCTGAAGAGGCGGCAATCACCGTGCTCATGACTTGGCGGCGCGTTCTGGAGCGGCGGCGTTGCGCTTCTGGTTTTTCCTGAGGCGCTAGCCTTTACTGTGTAGCCACGTCGTCTCTGATGCCGACTAGCACCTGGCCCGGGTGCCGGTCGATGCCTGATGGCATGAGGCTGGAGATGAGGAGCCGCTGATACACCACCAAGGGGACGAGGTGGTGGGGGACAGGGTTAATAGTCACAAATCGAATAAGGTTATGTCGTAATCGAAGATGTATTGTTGCGAAGTTGTCTCATACTGCGCGTATTCATCATTTGATAAGGAATATCACATGATCCGTCACTTGAGGGATTCGCATCATGATGTCAGCTAGACAGCAACGACAACTGATCGAGGCAGCTTTTTTACCCCATGCGTGCAAATGCAGGGCCAGCCCTGAAGGCCTCCTAACCATCTATGTGTGTGATGCTGTCAGCGATGCAGTGCTATTGGAGGTATCGGGGGTAAGCACCGCTGCTCTGGTGAATTGGGATGCAATCGACAAGTTTGCCACCGACCTGCAGCGCAATCTCAAGGGTGACGAACAGCGTGAACGTAGCGCCGGCTAGTGCACATGGCCGTGATGTGATGGTTCAAAAAAGGCCCGCAGTAGCGGGCCTTTATGCAGCTGACTTAGCGCTTTGCTCCGGTTCTGACCGGCCTTACGCCCTGCCTTGGCGGCTTTCTCTCGCCATTTATCGTTCCCTTCCATTGGATGCCGTATGGGCACAGCTAACGGTATGGAAGGAATGTGGGTGAGGGCTGTTCAAAGGGGGCCGACAAACGGAGCGGGCAAGAGCCGCCGGCGATATGCCACTACGAGGCGCTGGGGTGAAGTGATTCTGGCAGAGGGGTGATCGGGGGCAGAGGCTGCGGTGCAAGAAGAACGCTTTTTAAGTCGGCCATCACCAAGCTCACCAGCGACGCATTTCGCAGCTGCTTCGCCGTAAGAATGCGGCTAGCGACAAGGTTGCCCTTGAGATCCCGGCAGGAAATGGACAGCCCTTCGGCGTGACGCTCGGTTTGGATAACGTACCGCTCGGCCACTTCCACCGCAAGCTGGGCAAGGTATGTGTTCATGGTCAAGGCTCTGGCTATGCAGCTAAGAGCGACTGCAGTCATGATCGTTCGAATTATCTTACAGCAGGTATTCGGCGATGTGCTACCACGCGGCCAGGTTCTGGCCGTAATGCAGGCGATTAACGACATGAACGCTGAACAAGTCAGGGTTGCGGTTCTTCGCCTGTGTTTCGAGCAGACTGATCAGCTGGTAAAGCTGAGAGGTGGTCATGGCGTTGCGGCATGGAATATCGAACAGGTTTATCGATGCTTTGGACGCCGGATTAGCTCCACATCCATGGTCGTCGCAGACGCCAGGGTGATGGTAGCCCTGAGCGCGGCGAAGTACTGGATGTTCCGGATCGCCAGGTTAAGCTTCATCTTTGCCATGGTGGGCCGGATGTCTTTAGGGAGAGCGGTTGGATTCTGACCCAAAGCGAAGCGATGCCAATCGTCCCCGCCGGGAGATGTTTTCTAGCGGCTGCGAGGCGAGAGGTGTAGCTCTCTGAAGTGGCTGCATGCTGGCCATCACGTCAGGCAAGGGCTGGTAACGTAGGGGCGGCACCAGACCGTCAAGCACGGCGCCGCTCGATGAGATTGGCAAGGTGCGCAGGGAGCTCAGACCCTCCGCTGGCAACTGGCGGCAACGGTGCAGTGAATCGCCCTCGGTGCACCGATGCGTACCTGAGCGCTACTTTTTGAGGTGCGCCTCGACGTCCTTGGCCATTACGCCTACTGCCTTAACGGCGGCCTTCAGCTGAGCCTGGGTGCAACCGAATTTCTTTGTCCACCAGCTGACCTCCCAGCTTTCGTTAACGTTCACCCGGGAGCGGTCTTGTGGGCCGCGATTATCAAGATCATCTGCCATTAGTCATGCTTCCTAGAGTGGATTGTTGGAGGTGGAGCGGCCTCGTGCCGGCGCCTGCCTTCATCGCTACGGTGCCAGCCTGGCTCATTCCCGCGCCGTTGCTTCTGCGTGTTCTTGTTGTTGACACACAGCCGTGCCAGGCGTTTCAACGTTTGGCTTGTCGGCTGTGACCATCTCCTGCTTGTCACCCCCCCCCGATTTGGCGTCGCGGTCGGCCTGCAGGTAGCGGTGTCCGTCGTCCATCCGCTCCGGGCCGGGGTGACGTGGCAGAGCCAGGCCGCTGGTGGTGCGTCCGCCGTGGTGTGGCAGCAGTCGGCGGCTTTGACGGTGAGCACCGCCTTAATATTCGCGCCGTCACAGTGCAGTGGAATTCCGGTACCTGGTACTGCGGATCGGAATGTCCGGTGAAAGAGATAATTACGTAATCGACACGCTTGCCTTGTTACGTCGCTTGTTACGTGGAAGGCAGAAACGACAAGGCCCCGCATTTCTGCGAGGCCTTGTGTTGTATGGTGCCGGCACCAGGAGTCGAACCCGGGACCTACTGATTACAAGAAATCTCGCCGTTGCATATAAATCATGCACTTACGCGATTCCTTGTTACGTGCAGACAGGCGTAGACGCCAGGTTCCATGCGGTACCTGGCGTGCTTGTTACGTGGTGGGGGAGGGGTCAGATGACCGAGGGATCGACCGTGGGAACGCTCAGGTCGTAGATGTCGAGCATGGCCGCGTCGCGGTGGCCGCTGGCTTGCTGCTTGTCCGCGCGGGTGCCGGCAGTATCGGTGATGCCGCGGCGCTTGAGGTCGTGCAGGCCGAAGCGCTGCTCGGCAGTGATGTCGCCTTCCTCAATCGCTCTATGGATGAAGCGCTGCCAAGCGGTATCGAGGCCGCTTTTTTTCAACTGGCGGCCATGGGCGCCGATGATCAGGAAACGCTGCTCAGCGCTGATCGGAATCGGGGTCTTCCGCTTGTTCCATACCTTGGCCCGATATGCCTTGGCGCCATCCCAGGCCGCGCGTAGGCGAGGTGTCCACCGCACGATATTGTCGCGGCTGCCCTTGCGCCGGTTGGTGATGATCCCCTCGGGCGTCTCGTTGGCGTCGGTCAGCGTGACGGTTTCGATTCCGCGCAGTCGGCACAGATAAGACAGCTCGATCACGTGCACCAGGTACTGTGGGCATGCTCCCGGCACACCTCTGGCGAGCCGGCCCATGTGCTTGGCTCGGTCGATCAGCACCTCCATGACGGCATGTGACGGCAGGCGCCGCAGCTTGCGCTCTTTGGGTGCTTCGATGCCAATCGCTGGGTTCACTTCCAGGTAACCGCGGTTACGGCCCCACTGCATCACAAGGCGCAGGTAACGCAATGCGTGGGCGGCCTTGGATGGTTTGCCTTCCTCGGCGATCAGGTCGACGACACGTTGCACCAGGGCGGGGGAGAACTTGCGCACAGCCAGATCGCCCAGCGGCTTGCCCAGCTTCGTGGGCAGCTCTAGCAATACGTCGCGGGCGTAGGTGTAACTTTCCTGAGTCGATGCAGCCAAACCAGCAAAGCGTGGGCTGGCGTGGTACTGCTCGCACAGAAAACGCAGGCTTTCACGGTCTACGGCGGCACGTACGTCCATGATGGCGTGCAGGTCTGCCAGCGTGGCGTCGGCCGGCGCGATGTTCTTGCGGCGCTGCTTACCTGCCCCTCCATCGCGGTACAGCGTGTACCAGACGCCACCGTCTCGCGGGTCAAAAAAAACGGCCGCTGGGAGAGCGGCCTGATCGATGTGTGGGGGAATGTGCGGATTGTGCTTCCGCTTTCTCGCTCGCCTCATAGGATGTCGACGCCGTACTGTTCCTTGCTGACCTGGCCGATGCCGCCTGCCTGGTTCACCAGATCCACCGTCGTCCAAGGGCCGGCGCGGCCCCGGAACAAACGGATGCCCTGTTGCTGCAGCGTGCGTTCCACGTCTGCGCGCCGGCGGTAGCCGGTGATGCGCTTGAGGTCATCGAAGGTCAACATTCCGGTTGGCCCTGGTGGTGGCGGGTGGCCGAGGGTAGCACCGCCCTCGGCCACCGCAGTACCAGAAACGGCGCTGCCAGATTCTGGGTTAGCCATGCGCGGCTTCTCCTGCTCGGTCAGCCCTGACCAGCATGGCCAGGGCGTTGCGGTAGGCACGCCAATCGCTCGGCGTGCTGCTGGTGAATACGGGAACACAGCCCGGCTTCTGGAAACGGACGTGCCCGCCGCGTGTGCGGCGAGCCGTCCAGCCATTGTTGGCGGCATATACCAGCAGGTGCAGCAGTGATTTGCCGCAGCGCCGGCCTGTAGTAATGATCACCTGGCTCATGCTGTATGCCTTTCTGCCGCGATGTTGCTCCCACAGATGCGTGCCACTTCGATAAGCCAAGTCGCAAGCTCGACCGGGGTCGCCTCTCGCTCTTTTTTGCTAACTTCCGGCCGGCGCCGTAGGTGCTGATTCAAGCTGCTCTGTGCAATTACATGGCTTGCCTCGCCCATCCGATAAGGCATTGGCGGAAGCTCTGACGGCTTGGCACCGCAGATGTACAGGCGAGTAAGTTTCTCCGCGCGGTGGCCCCACCACCATTGGGAAATGACGAGTGTCCAGCCGTTCCAGTCGTCCTGCTCGCCAGGCTCAGGCAGCGGCTTTTCCTTCCACAGCAAGCTGCTTGCAGGGTGCTCTAACACGCCGCCGTGGCTACGGATCTTGTCGACAGCCCACAAAGCGAGCTCTTTCTCACCTGGCCGTGGCTTCGCAAACGTGCGCAGTCGTCCCCAGGCTCGGCATGGTGGATGTGCGACCACTGGTGCACCTCCAGGCCAATTCAGCGCGTTGCGCTGCGCGTCCCAAACGTCAGTGGCGCTGAGGGTCTTGTAGATACTGTCGGAACGGGCGAACAAAACTGCTACCTGGGTCATGGCGCATTCCCCGCGCCGCAGTTCGGGCATGAGTGGTAGCGCTGCAGCTCGCTCAAGAAACGCCCGCAACCATCGCAATTAGTGGTGTAGCGGCGGATTCGCTGGCGTTTGATCTTGGGCAGCTTGAGGCCCGCTTCGCGCAGCGCCTGCTTGTGTTCGAGTGTGGCGGCGCGGACTACTGGCCGGGAGCGTTCCGCGATGTAGCCGCATGGCCACAGATCAAACCCTTGGGCAAGGTAAACAGATGCATCTGACTTGCCTGGATGAATTGCGTCCTCCAGGTTGGAGGTCTGCCCGCTGCCGCCGCGCCAGACCAGGTCGTTGCCGTCCCAGCCGCGCGGGTAGGCCACATAAACGCGACCGTCGACATTCCGGTATGCCTCTGCTTCCGACCTCTTGAGGTGCTGGAAGTCGACACTGACCTCGGCACGGGCGCGGACATAGTCGACAGGCCAAGGCAAGTCAGTTTCTCGGCACTCGTACTGCTTGACCGCTTTCTCGCGGCTGAACTGCTCGGCCTGGTCCAGGTTCGAGGTGTAGCCGCCGCCCAGCTTCCAGAACATGGCCCGGCTGCCGACGTTGCTGCGGCTGTCCTGCAGATAGAAACGGTCAGCGTCCATAACGGCGGCGCTCCTGCAGGGCCTGTTTTTTGGCGGCTTGCTCGGCCATGAAGGTCTGCCAGTGGGCGTCCTTCATCTTCTGGCGTTTGCGGCTGCACTTGGCGTGATTGCGGGTGGAGCGGGCCTTGCCGCAGATGTCGCAGATGCTGGACATATCCAGGCGGCTGCCGGCGAGTGGCGGCCTGGTGCGGGCTGGCGGTGTGGTAGGCTCTGCGCCGCCGCCTTGGGGTTGATGTGCTTGCATGGTGCTTCTCCTTTGGGGTGGTTGGCGTCGGGGGTTGCAGCCCCCGGCGCCGTCTTTTTCCGGCCTGGCCGGTGTCACTCGGGCTTTGGGCCCCAGTCTTTTTTCAGCTGCGACCAGACCGCGTCGCCGTCCTCGAAGTACTCATGCACCTCTTGCCCCGGCCGGCGATCCAGGCGCAGCAGGGTCATGCAGTCGTTCCACAGTGCTGTGTCCAGCCCGCGCAGGAAGGTGAGGGGGAAGGGGAACGCCTGGCCGTTATAGAGGCTGAGCAGGAACATGCCGACGATGCGGCTCTGGTGGGTGTCGCGCAGGGCAACCGGCACCAGGCGCCCGAGCGCCTCGACGCCGGCGGCCCGTATGGCTGGGCGCTCGGCTTCTTCGGCGGCCAGCGCCGCCAGGGCATCGCGGAACTGCTGTGGTATCTGGAGTGGGGGCTTCTGCATGGTGCTTCTCCTTCGGGTGTCGCCCAGGCGTTGCAGCGCCTGGGCGGGTGGGTCAGTGGGTGAGGGCCAGCAGCAGGTCGGGGGTGGCGTTGGCGCCGGCGGCGAGCAGCAGCAGGGCGATGCCGCTGCCGATCAGGGTGGCGATGACGCTGGTTGGGGTTTCGTCGTTCATGGCTCAGTCCTCGATCGGGCCGCGGGTGCGGCCGACGGTGTGCCAGGCCATTTCGCGCACGGTGGCTTTCGCCGCCTCCAGGGCGGCGGCCGGGACGTGGAACAGGGTGTCGAGGAAGTCGAGCAGGGCGATCAGCTGGGCGTGGTTGCGGGCGTCGCGGATGTTGAGTTCGATGCTCACCTGGTCGGCCAGCTCGAAGGCCAGCGCTTCGGCCTTGCCCATGCAGAAGATGGCCATGTGTTCGTGCTCGCGTACCTTTGCCAGGAAGCCTTCAAGCTCGCAGAGGTGCAGGTCGTACAGGGCCTGCACGGCAGCGCTGCGCTCCGGCGCCTGATCGGCGCGCTTGAGCTGCACCTGCACGCTGCGCTGCTTGAGGATGTTGGGCCCGGTGCCGACGATGACCAGGGCGCCGCGGAAACGCACCGGCTGGCCTACGTCTGCGCGCATGCCCAGTGACGTGCTGTAGCACTCGCGGATGGCCTCCCAGTCGAAGTGCTCGCCGCCGTCGTCGTTGACCACGTCCTCAATCACCACCGGCTCGCTCACCGCCTTGGCCAACTGGGCCAGCAGGGCGCTGAACGTGTGGTTGCGGTTGGTGATGCCTTCCGGCTCTGCCACGCCGGAGAGCTTCCACAGGTTGTCGACCAGGGTGGTTTTGCCGCTGCCGGCGTCGCCGTTGATCTGCAGGATAGGGTAGGTGCCCTGCAGGTTACGGATGCGCTCGGCGTGGTAGGCGCCGGCCCACCAGGCCAGGGCGACAAGGCCCTTGGCGCCGAACGCGGTAGTGAATAGCTCCAGCCATTTCGGGGTGTTTGGGTTTTGCATGGTGCTTCTCCTTTGGGGTTGTTTGCCTGGGCGTTGCAGCGCCTGGGCGGGGGTTAAGCCTTGAACAGCCAGCACTTCACCGATGGCGACTTGAAGGTGGTCAGGTTGTGTTTCTTGGCCTGATGCACTCGCACTGCGCTGGATACGGTGACGTTGCTGTCGATGAACTTGTGGCTGCGCGAGTCCTTGAGCAGGGTGCGCAGCGTGGCGATGTCGGCGAGCTGCTGACGGTGTTCGCCGGCGAGCTTCACGAACTCGTTGAGGTGGATGGCAATGGTCTCGTCGGGCTTGTTCGAGTGGTTGACCGTTGGGCCTTCGGCGTCCAGGCCCTGCAGGTACTCGTACACCTCCCAGAATTCCGCCACGGCCGGGTGGTCCGCGCTGATCGAGGCTTGGCGCTCGATAGCCATGGCCACCAGCTTGCGTTGGGTGAGGGCGACCTGGTGCTCGGTCAGCGGCACGACCTGGCCGAGGCAATCGAGCAGGGCCAGCATTTGCGCGTGGTTCTTGGCGATACGCTCCACACGGATGTAGCCGCGCAGCGTGTTGCCGCAGCTCGCGCAGCCCTTCTCAGCACCGGCCGGGTAAGCGGTGTCGCACTGTACGCAATGGGTGTGCAGGCGGCGCAGCCGGGCTTCGTGCACGGGCATGCGCTCGAAAAACTGCTTGAGCACGTCCGCTTCCTTGCGCAGGGCCAGCAGCATGAAATGGCTGAGGTGCTCGCCTTCCAGGGTATTCAGCTTGTCCGCTGCGGCGCGGCTCTCGGGCGTTACCTCGGGGCGCACGAAGTGCAGCTTGCAGATGCGCGTCATGATCGCTTCATGCGCAACAACGGCCGCGTTCTGGCTGATGGCGATGGTGCCGCGAAAGGGTGGCTCGTACGTTTCGTTGCCGGCGGTTTTCACGCCCTTGGTGGCCAGGGTGCCGCCACCGTAGAAGTCCTTGAGCTCGTCCCATTCGAAGGTTTTGGCGTGGGCCTTGTCGTCGCCGTGGCGGTCGGCTTCCAGGAACACCACCGGCATGCCGGACACCTGGCCCATCAAGCGCGAGCGGCCGGCCTTAGTGGACTTCATCGGGTCGAAGCCCTCATAGCCCTCGCGGCCGAGCAGCTTCCACAGCAGGTTGAGCAGGGTGGTTTTGCCGGCGCCGGCTTCACCGGTCGCCTCGAGGAATGGGAACGACTGCTGGCGGGCGCGAATCTGCTCGCAGAACAGCGAGCCGAACCAGAAGGTGAGGGCCACCACGCCCTGGGCGCCGAAGCACGTCCACAGCAGGCTGAGCCACTCGTTGCTGTAACCCTTGCCCTCGCGGGCCAAGCGGATGGCCACGCCCTTCTGCAGGCTTTTCAGGCGCAGCTTGCCGAACTCGAAGTAGTCCTCCTCGTTGACCTGGAACACCTGGCCGCCCTTGATGGCCAGGTCGCCGTAGACGTAAGCCTGATATTCCTTGCTGTAGCCCACGTAGTCGATGGTGGATACGGTCTTGATGCCGAACAGCTGGTTTTTCAGGATCTTGTCCAGCTGCTGGCCGCTGCCGGTGAACACAGCGCCGGCGGCCATGCCGAGCAGGCGCTTCTTGAACTCGCTGGCGGCAGCCACCTGGCCACCGGTGAAGGTGTTCTTCACGCTGTCGCCGTCGTGCGGGAAGTCGACGCGAAAGTAGTACCAGGATTCGTCCGTTACCTCGTTGCGCTGGAAGTAGAGCGCCTGGGGGTAGCAGTTGGCGATCTCCACCACACAGCCGGACATGCGCAGCGCCTTTTCACGCACGGCTTTGTCGTTGAGCTTCTGGTCGGCCTCGCTGTCGCTTTCCTCCATGGCCGTGCGGGCCTTGTTGTACTTGTCCAGGTCGAGCTTCCACCAGTACAGGCGGGAGTCGTAGCCGAAGTGGAATTCCTCGCTTTCCTTCCACTGGTACATGAGCAGCGCCTTCTCGCTGGCACTCTCGGCGATCAGCAGGGCGCCGTGGTGGCGGATTTCGCGCAGGTCGTCCTCGCGGCGCTGCTCGCGGGCGTCGTCTTCCAGGAAGGCCCAGCGCTGGTGCAGGTCGTTCCAGTCCACCTTGCGGCCGTCGCGCTGGGGGATCTGCGCCGCCTCGCATACGAAGCCCAGCTCGCGGGCCAGCTTCACCCACTGGCGGGTGTAGCGGTGCGCGCCTGGCTCGTTGTCCAGCGCCCACACCAGCTTGGGCAGCCGGCCGCCAGCCTCGGCCCGGGCCTTGATCAGCGCCTTGAGTGATTCCTCGGGGAAAGCGTTGCTGCTCATGGCGGCGACGGCGGCGATGCCGTGGTGCATCAGGGCGATGGCGTCGAAGATGCCCTCGACGATCCACAGCTCAGTGACCTCGAGCAGGTCCAGCGCCGGCGGGCACCACCACACGCCGCGGTAGCTCTGGCCAGGCTGGAAGCGGGCCTTCTTCTTGCCGAAGCGCGATGGCTTGTCGATCAGGCGTTCCCAATAGCCGCCTTTGTCCAGGGCGAAGCGGACGGTGGCCGAGCCGATTTCGAGGTCGCGGTCCCAGTAGTTTTCCTGTGTGTACCAACCTTCGATCAACTCCAGGCGAAAGCCCCGGGCGAACTCCAGATAGGCGCGGGCGGTGGCGGTGGGCTGCTGCTCGGTGGCTGGTGCGCGCTCGCTCCAGGCCTCGAACAGGTCCGGGTACAGCTCTTTCACGTGCCACTGCTGGCCGCACTTGCTCTCGCGACCGCATTTGATGAACCAGGGTTGGTCCTGGCGGGCGTACAGTTCTTTTTTGTTGCAGGCCGGGCATACGCCCTTGCGCATGTAGTTCGTGCCGGTCATGGGCCGCAGGCCGTAGTCGTTCTGCAGGTTGCGCAGCACGTCGGCGCGGATGTCGTGATCCATGGATTTCAAGCGTGTTTCTCCGGCATGGCCAGGGCGGCTTTCAGCGCGCCGATAGTGCGTTTGTGCCCGGCCAGCGCCGGGTGGTCTTCCAGAATGCGAGCGCTGCGCAGGCCTGCAGGCACGGTGCGGTATCGATCGTCGTACCAGTGCTGCTGGAACCCCTGCTGCAACTCGTTGCGCAGGCGCACCAGCCAGGCCTCAGCGATGGGCTTGGGTAGGCCGATCTTGATGTCGATTTCCGCTTCCATGGCGTACTCCGGGCGCAACTTGCCCAAACCCACGGCGTGGGCTGGGGGGGCAGGGGTTAGGGGTGCTGCCAGTCGGTGCCGCTGGCCATGTCCCAGCCGAGCCAGGCCCGCTGGTATGGCTGCAACTCGCTTAGGGCCAACTGCGCCAGGCGCGGTGCCATGAACAGCGGCACCTCCAGGGCGTGCACCAGGTGCAGGCAGGTGCGCTCGAACAGCTGTGGGTCGCCGCTCAGGTGCTCGGCCTGGTGCTGCTCGATGAAGGCCTGGGCACAGCCCTGCATGCGGGTGCGGTAGTCGGTGGCTTCGATGTCAGTCATACCGCTTCCTCCAGTGCTGCCAGCAGGTCCAGCTGGTCCGTGGCCTTGGCGTTGTCGCGCAGGGCCTTCATGCGCTCGACCGCCGGGGCGACCGGCAGCACCATCAACGGCTGTGCAAGGCCGGACGGGCTGAGCTGGTAATCGATCGTTACCGAGCCGCTGAACGTGGCGCCGCAGGCCACGTTCTGGCACTGGTAGTACGTGGAGCGGAAACAAGGTGTTTGCCCCACGCTGGTACGGATGCGCATGCAACCGTGGCATGCCGGGCATACCAGTTTGTAAGTGCTCAAGTTGTCTCCCCGCCGCTAGTCGCGGCACCGGCCGGGCCGGTTAAATGGCGACGCATCCAGCGCCTAAATCGTTTCCTATTGCCTGCCCTGGGTACCCAGGGTCGGGCGGTTATTCGCTTGCTTTGCTGTGCAGCACGATCACGGCGGTGACTTCGCTGTGGCGTGCGGCGATGTGCTGGCGGTGGGCGGCAAGGATGGCTTGCACCTCGGCTTCGCAGATAACGCCGTCATCTAGGGATTTAGCGATCAGCTGGTCGACCATGCCGCGCATCTGGCTGGTGCTGAGGCCACGGGCGTATAGGTCCAGGTTGTCGAGCTCGCCCTGTTCGGGCATCGGCACGAAAACGCCGCCGTAGAGGTTGCAGATGTAGTCGGGTAGGTGGGCGGTGCCGGCCTGCTGCTCGAGCTGGTGCACCTGGGCGTCGGTCAGCGGTTGGCTGCCGGCGTTCTCGTACAGGTGGTTATCCAGCTTCTTGAGGTGCAGGCCCAGGCGGGCGGCGGCAGACTCGCGGCCGCCCGGAAAAGCCGCGATCACCGCGCTCATGACCTGGCGGCGCGTTTCTAGAACGGGGGCCGGGCGCTTCTGGTTTTTGCTGGGGGTGGTAGCCATTACTGTTGCGCCATCGCTTCGCTGCTATTGGCGGCTTCGGCCAGGATGCCGGGTACCACGTCCGTACCGATTTCACGCGACAGGTCACGCAAAATCGCGAATGCCAGGCGGCCGTTGGGCATCCGGTCGGCGCCTGCCCAGCGGGCTACCACCTGGGTGACGTTGCGCGGCTCGTAACCACGGGCCAGGGCGAACTGACGGTAGCTGCTGCCTTTCTCGATAAGGCGTGCGCGGATCTGGTTGGGCGTCATGCTTGATGCTCCTTTGCAAGGCTCAAGTCGGCGTCGGTTTTCAGCGACAGGATGACCACCGGCTGAACGCGCAATTGGTCGACCAAGGCGGTGAGCTCGCGCCGGTTGCGAGCGATACGGCGCTCCCGTGCTGCGATAGGTTCGGCAGTCAGAACACAGCCAGCTTGGTGCAGCATTGCCACCTGCCGTTGCGCTTCCGAGAGCAGCTGTTGCAGGGCGTCAGAGCGTTGATCTGCGGGCGCCGCATCAGCCAGCGCTGTGACCAACGCCTCGAAGTTTTCCTGAAAGCGCAGTAACCGGTGAACCATCATGGTTTGAGTGTTCCTATGGGGCTAATATGTTCTCAATGCGTGTAAGCCTATGTCCCATTATGGGATGTGTCAACGGAGAGTTTCCAATTTTGGGAAATAAAAGTGCCGCTGATGTTCTCGACCGACTGCATGCGGTCTTTGACGTCAAGAACGACAACCAGCTGGGAGAAGCTATTCAGGTGAATAGGTCGACCCTGGGAAACTGGAGAAGCCGTGACTCAGTGCCTTACACATTTTGTGTAGATGTGGCTCTGGAGCGTGGCATTAGCCTCGATTGGCTGCTTACTGGGGAGGGCCCCATGCGGCGTGGCGAAGGGCTGCCACCCGACGAGGAACCAGGCATGAATGCTCGTGAGCAAGCGCTCCTCGCGCTTTGGCGTGGGCTTGATGAGCAGGCACAGCTGGAGGTACAGCGGGCTGCTGAAGAGAAGAAACGTCTGCTAACCCTCGAGAACCGCCTTCGGGAGCTGGAGGCAGTTGTCGCTGATATCAAAAGGCTGGCATGATCTGTTCCCATTGAGAACGGAGGGATTCGGACAATGGGACTCAACTGGAAAGAGTTCGAACTGCCAGGCAAAAGACTTCCGAAATGGAAGCGCACCTTCGCTGTAGAACAAGAAACCGGCCAGGTCTTTGTCGCTGCAGCCCTCACCGGAGATGCCGAGCATCTCGTCTCAATCTGTGCATCTGATGACGGCTTGCCCGTCTACACCTTGAACGATCACTACTACGTACCAGCGGACTGGCTCGGCAGAGAATTTCCTGCTGTAGCTGCTTTGTGTTCGTGGCTGTTTGATTCAATTTCGGGCATGCCTAAACAATAAGTTTTGCCTATCTATTAAACGCCTAGCTAAAGCTGAGGGCTGCAATGTCTGACTCCACAACCGAAGCGCAAATTAAAAATGCATTGGAAATTTTGAAACGAATTGATGGCTACGTCATGTCAACTAATAATAAGGCGGCGATAGTGATGTCTTATTGCGCTGCAATAGTTGCCGCAATTTCCTTTTGTTCTTATAGGGTGTTGCCTAGTATACCTGCCTCTAAATATTTGACTTTGTTAATCGTGCTAGTCGTTGTTGTTATGATCAGTGCGACCGTAAGTCTCTGTTTGGCTATTAAGGTTATTCTTCCTCTGACATTTAGTTCTGCAGAGCGTCATGCTGGCGAGTCGTTAATATTTTTTGGCGATATCGGGCGTACAGACGGAGGGGCATCTGCCTACGCTGATCGCTACCGGGCGGCAACACATGAAAAAATGCTGAATGATATTTCGCGGCAAACATTTACTGTGTCCAAAATTGCAGAGTCAAAGTTTTCGTCGCTGAAAGCCGTTTCATGGATCTTAATCATCGGCAACTTTGTGCCGGCAAGTGCTTTCTTTATCCTCGTTGCGCTTTATCCAATTTTTGGAGCTTGAAATGAGAGGGATGTCAGCTGATTCATTTGAGAAGATATATGAGTCTGTAAAGAATCGTACGATTACGAAGTCGATGACCAGGGATGGTGTATCGCTCGAGAGTGTGAGCGGTAATGAGCTATTTGAGTCGTCGGATGCACAGCACTCCGATATTGCCAATATCATCCGAAATGATTTTCGAGTTATTTTCCAGAAGTCGGGGCAGAACACTAGCTCTATCGGCTGTCATCCCGACTTCGCTGAATTAGCCGGTACTGATAATCAAGAGTACCACCATATTTCATCGTTGTTTTTGGATATCAGGAATTCCACAAGGCTGTCTTTTTTGTTTCCGCTTGAGGAAGTTGTAATTATAAAAAACAGTATTTTGATTGCTGCCTCAGAGGCTGTAAGAGCGCTTGATGGCTACGTTCATCGTTTCATGGGGGACGCATTATTAGCCTTTTTTGGAAATAAGCATACTCACTCTGATTCAAGTACGGTTGACGCTATCAACTGTGCGTCTCTCTTGGAAGCGTTGATGGTTGGCTCGATAATTCCATTTCTAAAGAAGCGGGGGGTTGATGCAGACTACCTCGGCTTTCGTATCGGGCTTGATTATGGGCCTGATGAGAAAGTGTTATGGGCCTCGTATGGTCTTGGAAGTGTTGTAGAAGTTACTGCTACCTCATTTCACGTAGACGTAGCTGCGAAGTTGCAAAATATGGCTAGAAAAAATACTGCCATGCTTGGAGAGACTATTTACAGGCACATGGATTTGCCTGAAGAGTATATGAAGGTGAAAACTAAGAGAGTCGGTGAGGAGGTTAAAAAACTGACGCACTTGGATCGCACATATACGGATGCAGCGGGTGTTGTTCATAAGTATGCTGTGCGAGAGCTGAATCATGATGCTTACCGCGACTTATTGCCGTTACCTGCCAGCGACAAGGCTTTGTTCCCTGGTACGCGTGTTATAGCATGCGATGGCATCGACTTTGAGTGCGTAGTGATTGAGGATAGTGTGGAAGTTTTCTATCCCTCCGTATCAAGGGTTCTTGATAAAGGGTTGGATCTGAGATTTAAACTCCGTGTAAGGCCCTGGGTGCGCGGAAAGTTGGCCTTTCCGTTAACAGTGCAATTCATAAAGCGAAACTATGGCACTGAGGCACAGTTGGAAAAAGGCCAAGGCAAATTTCCAAAAACTCCAAGAACTGTTCTTCTGAATGATCCTAATGTTGATACAGCATTCTTTGCCGGGTGGAACGAAATTGAAAATGAAGGTACTCGATACAGGGGGCTCCACACTATGGAAGCAGAAGTAAAAGATACAAGCGGCTCAGTGGTCTATCGAGACATCATTGGCGTCTATATCAAGTAGCCCACGAGTCACGGCGCCCCTCGCAGGTGCCCGGATTGTCATGCGTGCTCAATCATCCCTCGGCACCGTCCAGAACAACTGCACGCCATCGTCGCGCCAGGCGATGGTGACGTTGTCGTTCTCGCTGATCTCGTCGAGGATCCGCGACCAGTCGTCCGGGCTGTCACCCTCGGCCCGCAGCAATACCGCTGATCGGGATTTTTGCGCGGCGGTTGAGTTGATAACCCGCTGAACTCGGGCCCCGAGCAATTCGTAGGTGCTGGGAGCGGCTGCCATTCGGGAGTTGCCTTTTGCCATGATGGTGACGGCTCGATTACTGTATGTGCATACAGTAATCCGAGAATTACCCCCATGTCACTCACCATTCTGGGCCGCAACCAGCGGCTCGCTCACCTGTTGCCCGAAGCCAAGGAACTGCGCATTACGGGCTTTCAATCCCCCGCCGAAGACGAGAAGGAAGAGGGGCTTTCGCTCGACGCGTTGACCAGCCTGGGGGCGCCCCACGTGTGGGTGGTGCGGGTGGAGGATGACAGCCTGATCGGCTTCGGCCTGTACCCCGGCGACCGGCTGGTGGTGGATCGCGGCACCATGAGCAAGCGCGAGCAGTACGTGGTGGTCGACCTCGAGGACGATGGCTGCTACCGCGTGCGCCTGATGATCTATGACGAGCACGAGCGCCTGGTGCTGCGTGCCCCCAGCCGCTTCACCCCGGACATCAACCTCGAGTACGAGGAGTGCGTGCAGATCTGGGGTGTGGTGCGCTGGGTGATCAGCTACGTGGGGCGCTGAGCATGCAACAGGTATTCGCACTGATCGACTGCAACAGCTTCTACTGCAGCTGCGAGCGCATCTGCCAGCCGGCCCTGAAGCACAAGCCGGTGGTGGTGCTTTCGAACAATGACGGTTGCGTGATCGCCCGCACGGCGGAAGTGAAAGCCCTGGGCATCCCCATGGGCGCGCCCTATCACCTGGTGCGCAAAGACCTGCGCGCCGGCGGCGTGGTGGTGCGATCGAGCAACTACACGCTGTACGCGGACATCAGCAACCGCGTGATGCGCACCATCCGCGATATGGTGCCCGGCATCGAGGTGTACAGCGTGGACGAGTGCTGGGCTGACCTGACTGGCATTGCTGACCTCGACGGCCTCGGCCGCCAGGTGCGGGCGCGCCTGCTGCGCGACGTCGGCATGCCCGTGGGCGTGGGCATCAGCACCACCAAGACCCTCGCGAAATTGGCCAACTGGGCCTCAAAGAAGTGGCCGGCCACCGGTGGGGTGGTGGACCTGACCGACCCGGCCCGCCAGGCCAAGCTACTGCGCATCGCGCCCGTGGATGAAGTGTGGGGCATTGGCCGACGCCTGGCGCCGCAGCTGCAGGCCCTGGGCATCAACACCGCGTGGGATTTGGCGCACTTCGACGTGGCTACGCTGCGCAAGCAGTTCGGCGTGACCCTGGAGCGCACCGCGCGCGAGCTGCGCGGCGTGAGCTGCCTGGACTTCAACGATGGCCCGCCGCCGAAACAGGCGATCTGCTCGAGCAAGATGTTTGGCGAAAAGCTCGAAGACCTGGCGCCGATTCGCGAGGCCCTGGCCACCTACGTGACCCGCGCTTGCGAGAAGCTGCGCAGCCAGCGCTCGCTGTGTGGTGCCATTCAGGTGAGCATCAAGACGCAGATCCACAACCCCAAGCTACCGCGCTACTCGAACGCCCAGACCGTAGCGCTGCCGATGCCGACCGACGACACGCGGGACATTCTGGCGCCCGCACTGCGCGCCCTGGATGCCATCTACCGGCAAGGCTTCAAGTACTCGAAGTGCTCGATTCTGCTGATGGACCTGAGCCAGCGCGGCGAGGTGACTAGCGACCTTTTTGCGCCGGCGGCGCGGGCTGGCAGTGACCGGGTGATGGCGGCGCTGGATGCGATCAACAAGCGGGAGGGCGCCGGCACCCTGCGGCTTGGCCGGGTGCCGGTTGACCCCTGGTGGGGCATGAAGCGGGAGATGAAGAGCCGGTGTTACACCACCAGGTGGGATGAGGTGATTGGAGTGCGGGGGTGAGGCGGTCAGAATATGCCGCCAGTAACTCCCCCCAAGACGGCAGCCACTAAGGGATGCTTCAAGAGGGAAGCAATTCGACTTTTCGCTTCCTGTTTATCTTCCAGTGTTCCATTACTGTTATCAATTCTCTGAATCAAGTCATTGAACGCATTTTGAATGTTCATGACATTGTCGTTGCCGACTTGGATACCAGAGGAGTTGTTAATAGTGATGTGATTCGTTTGCACGGATGTTTGGTTTGCAGCGCCAGGTTTTCTTAGATGCAGATTGAAGCAAGGATCCATTCCAGGCATGCCTGAAAAGAAATCTACATCGACAATTGTGTGGACTTCTTGCCTTCCATTTGGAAGGTCACGAATTAGTTCGTCACCCTCTGAAACGACAAGTGCACTATCGAAAATTGGGGTCAGTTTCCCGACGCTGGTCTTATAAGGGCCGACCACAGACCCGTCAGTTTTCCTGATGTATACCGTGTCGTTATAGAGATCATCAGTGAAGTTCATCTACTGTTCCTTGTGATGTGCCGACCAGAAGCGGCAGGTGCATCTAAACAGTACTGGTAACCTTAATTTTTGACCACTCCCGATCCACCGCCTTCTGCGCGTTCTTCTTGTTCGCATACAGCCGCGCCAAGCGCCTGAGCCGCTTGGGCTCACCGGCGGTGACCTTCTCCTGCTTGCCATCCTTGGCGCGGTACCAGGCCACCACGCCGGTGTAGGCGCCGATTTCGCGCTCGGCCAACTCGTCGATCAGCTCGTCCGGTAGCTGGTTCTCCAGCTCCAGGGCGGTGGTGAAGCCGCCGTCCGCCGTGAGGCTGTGCTGCACGTTGCCGCCGTGCCAGATGGTGGCGGCGATCTCCTGCTTGATGCCTTCGAGGGTGTAGGTGAGTTCCGGGATCAGCTCGGGCCGTGCCCTGGCCAGGGTGTAGCTGAGCGTTGCGCTGCCACGTTGCAGGCGGCGCCATTCTGCGCGGGCGGCACGGGTGGCGGACTGCTGGTCGGCGTAGGTGTGGCGCAGTTCCTTGAGGTTGTCGCCGCCGCCGGCGATGGCTTCGCGCTTCTTGGCGCTGTTCACGTCGTAGTAATAGGCCAGGGCGCCGGTGTAGGCGTCGCGGTCGGCCTGCAGGTAGCGGTGGCCGTCGCCATCCGCCCGGGCCAGGGTGACGTGGGGCAGGGCCAGGCCGCTGGCGGTGCGCCCGCCGATCATCGGCGTGAACAGCAGCCGGCCGGCTTTTACAGTGGCCACCGCGTCGTGTTCGTCGCCCAGGCGGGTGAGCAGGTTGGCGTCGGACTCGCCGGCCTGGTCGACCTGCAGCAGGCGCAGCGCGCCCAGCGCCTGCTCGATGACGGGGGTGAGGCTGTAGGCGCTGGCGATGGCGCGCAGTACTTCGCCCAGGGTGGCGTTGCTCCAGCTGCGCTCGCGCTTGGCCTTGAAGCCCTTGCGCATGTCGGCGCTGCGGGCGCGGATGCTGAGCACGTCCGGTGTGCCGCTGTGCTCCAGCTCGTCGACGGTGTAAGTGCCTTTGTCGACCAGGCCGGTGTCACTCCAGCCGAGCCACAGGTGCACAGTGGCGTCCTTCGGGGGGATGGCCAGCAGGCCGTCGTGGTCGCTGAGCTGGATGTCGAGCGTGTCGGCCTCGATGCCGCGGTTGTCGGTGAGGGTGAGGCTGATCAGCCGCGGGGCGATGAGGTTGGCGATATCGGCGCCGTTCACTGTGAGCCGGAACGCCGGTACCGGGTAGCTGGCATCGCGGGCCATGCCCTCGGCCTGCCTGGTGATGAAGCCGGTAACGGCCTTGATGGCAGCCTCGATCAAAACAGCCTCCGCAGGATGTTGAGCCCGGTGGAGAGGATGTTGCCGAGCATGTCGACGCGGCCGTCGTCGATGCGCTTGAGGGTGATGCTGAACTCGATGCGGCGGGCTGCGCCGTCGCGGAAGAACAGGGTGCGGGTCTCGCTGATGCTCTCGATCACCCATACGCCCAGGATGCGGCCGGTGCCTTCCACCAGGGGGTAGGCCTTGCCGGTGTCGGCCATGGTGCGCAGGGCGTCGAGCGACATCGCCGTGCCAGCCAGCTCGGGCAGCAGGATGCCGGGCATGGTGATGGTGTCTTCACCTTTGCCGACGAACTGCCGCGCCGGGTTGGCGCCGACACGGTTGGTGGTGGGGTGGCGCCAGTCGGTTTGCCGCTGCAGCTCCTGGTAGGCGAGGGTGCTGAGGCTGAACACGAACATGCCGAGGGACATCATCATGGAGGCTAGTCCTGGTCATTCATGCGCGAACGGATGCGGGCGGCCTTGCCGCGTTCGCGCTCGTCGAGCAGCTGGTTGATCATCTGGCGCAGGCCGGCGGTGTCGGTACCGGGCGTGGCGCTGATGGTGAAGTGCACGGTGTCGCCCTGGATGACCATGCCACCGCCGCCCGCGGCCACGGGTGGGCGGCTGTCGAAGGTGATGCCACCGGTGAGCAGGCTGGTACCGGCTTCGGTCATGGCCCTGGCAGTGCCGGCGATCTGCTTGAGCACGCCGCCTTCGCCCTTGGCCAGGCCCTGGCCGAGGCCGGCCATGGTGAAGCCGCCGAGCTGGGCGAATACGCGGGAGGGGGAGTGGATGCCGAGCTTTTCCTTGAACCAGGTGATGGTGCTATCGCCGGCGCCGGTGATGGCGTCTTTCACCTTGCCAAGGCCGGCGGTGATGCCATTGACCATGCCATCCATGAGCATGCCGCCGAAGTCGGTGAATTTGCTGGGCAGCTCGACGCCCAGGTAGCTGAGCACGCCGGCGAAGGCGCGGTAGATCAGGCCCAGCGGGCTGAAGTTGACCAGGGTGGCGATGATGCTGCCAATGCCGCCGCTAAAACCTTCTTTGAGCTCTGCCCACAGGCCGGCCATGTAGGCCTTCACGGCGTCCCAGTTCTGGTAGATGAGGTAGGCGCCGCCGGCGAGCACGGTGATGAGCAGGCCGATGGGGTTGGCCATGGCGAGGCGGGCGATCCACAGCAGCGCGCTGGCCACGAACTTCAGGGCGGTGACCAGGCCGAGGCTCTTGATGCCGAGCAGCATCATGGCGAAGCGCACCATGGCGAACGGGCCGAGGATGCTGGCCAGGGCCAGGGTGATGCCGCCCATGACGGCCATGAGCAGGCCCAGGCCGGCGGCGGTTTTGGTGATCTGCGCGGTGAGCACGGGGTTTTCCCGTACCCAGGCACCGATGCGGCCGACCATTTCCGTCAGGCCCTGGACGAACTCACGCAGGGGGCCGTTCTGCTGGTCGAACAGCTCGATGCGCACCTCATCGAGGCCGGAGAACAGTTCGTCCAGGTCGCCAGTGAGGTTGTCGGCCATGATCTTGGCGGTGCGCCCGGCGGCGCCGGCGTGGTCCTTCACGACGTCCAGATACTTGAGGATGCCACCGGCGCCGGCCTGGTTGATCAGCTCGGCCATGCCGGCGGCGGGTTCCTCGCCGAAGATGGCCTTGAGGTACTCCAGGCGGGTGCCTGAGCCCATTTTCTCGGTGGCCTTAGCCACGTCGCCGAGCACGGCGGTGATGTCGCGGATGTTGCCGGCCGAGTCCTTGGCGCGAATGCCCAGCTTCTTCATGGCCTTTTCCGCCGGGCCCACGGGCGCGGCCAGGCGCAGCAGCATGGCGCGCAGGGTGGTACCAGCCTGGCTGGACTGGATGCCGACGTTGCCGAGCAGGCCGGCCATGGCGGCGGCTTGCTCCAGGCCCATGCCGGCGGAAGCGGCGACCGGGCCCACGTACTTCATGGTGTCGCCGAGCATCTCCAGGCTCATGTTGGAGGTGGTGAACGCCTTGGTGAGCACGTCGGCCACGTTGCCCATCTGGCTGGGGTCGATGCGGAAGCCGCCGAGGATGTTGGAGGCGATATCGGCGGTGCGGCCGAGATCCATATCGCCGGCTTTGGCCATGTCGAGCAGGCCGGGCATGGCGTCTTGGATGGCCTTGGGCGTGAAGCCGGCCATGGCCAGGAAGGCCTGGCCACTGGCGGCGTCTCCGGCACTGAACATGGTTTCGGCACCCAGCTTGCGGGCTTGGGCGCGCAGCGCGGCCAGCTGCTCGTCGCCCTTGGCCAGGCCAGTGAGGGCCTGCACCTTGCTCATGGTGGTGTCGAACTCCACGCCTGGCGCGAGGAAGCGCTGCATGCCGAACAGGATGCCCGAGCCAGTGGCCAGGCCGCCGGCGCCGCTGGTGGCCATACTGCCGGCCAGAGCCTGGGTTTTCTCGTACTGAGCCTTGGTGCGGGCCAGGCGCTGCTGCTGGGTGGTGATGCGCTTGAGGCGATTCTCTTGCTTCACCAGCTCGGCGTTGGTGGCGGTGATCTTGGCCTTTAACGCCTGCTCGCCTGCGCCGAGATTGCGGGTGCTGATGCCGGCGGCGTTGAGCTTGTTGCGCAGGCCCTGCAGCTGGATCTGGTTTTGCTGGTGTTCGCGCTTGAGGTTGGTGGCTTCGCGTATGGCGGCCTTGAGGTCGCGGGCCATTTCGCGAGTGGGCACGCCGGTGGCCTTCATCTGCTGGCCAAGGGCGCGCACGCGCTCGCGAGCGGCGTTGAGGGCGGTTTCCGTCTGCTTGGCGGCGGTGCGCTGGGTACGCCAAGCGCTGACGTCCTTCTGTTGGGCGTTGAGATCCTTGAGCCGGTCGCGGGCTTCCTTGAGTGCGCGGCCGGCGCCGATGCCGCTGGCCTGCATCTTTTTCAGCGGGCCGGTAACTTTGTCCAGGGCGGAGAGGATGAGCTGCAGTTTGAGGTTATTTGCCGCCATCGCTCTGGCTCCGTACCCGGGCGCGCTCGCGCCATTCCATCAGTTCGGTGAGGCTGAGGGCGTCCATGTGGGTGGGCGCCCAGTGAAAGACCACGGCCAGGTCGGCCATGGCGTCGTCTACGCAGTGAGGAATGCTTCCGCCTTCACCGACTTCCTCAACAAAAAACCGGCCACCGTGGTGCCCAGCTCCACCAGGTCGGCGGGATCCATGCGGCCGACTTCGACATCGGTGAGCATGGGGGTGGTGATGCGTGGCAGCACCTTGCGCAGGGCGTTGACCTCGAGGTTGAGCAGGTCCGTCAGGGCGACACCGCGCAGCTCGCCGGACATGGGCTTGCGCAGGGTGACGTCGGTGATGGTGGTGGTGCCGCGCTCGATCGGCGTATCGAGCGTGACCACGGCCTGGTTCGGGTTGGTGGCGGGTACTGCTGCGGCCTTGGTGGCGGTTTCGTCTTTGGTGTCCATGGGGTGGCTCCTTTGGGAATGGGCGGCGCGGGTCAGCGCGCCGGGTGGCGTTGCGGTGGTGGTCAGATGAGGCCGAGGGCCTTGCGCTGCTCGGCGAGCAGGTCGATACCGTCGACGCGCTCGATGAAGTTGAGGACGTCGATCTCGATGATGTCGGCGCCGTTCACGCTGAGCTTGTAGTAGGTGCAGGCGGTGGTGACGCTGTGTTCGGTGTCTTCACCCGGTGCGGCGTCGCCCATCTCGATGGTTTCGTGACGGCCGCGCACCTGAATTTCCAGGCCGATGACTTCGCCGGTGGCGTCATCCTGGTAGGCGCCTGCGAAGCGCAGCGGCACGCCATCGGCGCGAATCGCGCCCCACTGCTTGAGCACCTGCAAGTCCAGGCCGCCGAGCTTCCACTCGAACTTGATGCCGTCGTCGGACAGGCCCAGGTCGGCGAAGGCCGGGCCATTCATGCCGCCGCCGCGGAAGGCTTCCATCTTGCGGGCCAGGGGCGGCAGGGTGCAGGTCTTGATGACGCCCTGGTAGCTGCCACCGTCGTTGAAAAGCAGCATGTTCTTGAGTTTGCGAGGCAGTGCCATGGGGCGTTGCTCCTGTGTGCGTTAGCGGCTTGGCCGGGCTTAGGCGGCGTTGATCTGCGCGGCGAAATCGAGCAGGTAGCGGTCGGTAATGCGCTGCTTGAAGGTGAGGTCTTCAAGGGGCGGCACGGGGGTGTAGTCGTAGTCGATGAAGAGCTTGCCGGCCTTGAGGGTGGTGGCGTCGTTGGCCGTTTCGTCGTACCAGCACTGGCCGTCGATGATGTAGCCGGCGGTTTTCAGCTCTCGGAACTTGGCGTTGATGCCGGCGATGATGTCCTTGATCAGGCCCGGATTCATGGGCTTGTCCACCGCCCAGAAGTGGGCCTCGGCCATGGTGTCGGCCAGGATCTGGGCGGTTCGGGTGTAGTTCTCGAAGGCGAACAGCGGGTCCTCGCTGCAGGTGCGCGAGCCCCAGAAGCGGTAGCCGGTTTCGTTGATCAGCGTGGTGACTTCGTTGCCGTTGAGGTAGTTGGCATCGGTGGCGGGGTTCTGCAGGTCGAACCACACGTCCGCGCTGATGCCGGTCACGCCGTTGACGGCGACGTTGGAGAGGGTTTTGTGCCAGCCGACTTCCTGGTCGATTTTGGCGCGCAGGCCGAGGGCTACGGCCACGGCTGGGGCCACTACGGTTGCGTTGGCGGTGGTGTCCCACTTCTCGAACGACGGCCAGATGACCATTACTTCGCGGGCGCCGAAGCCGTTGCGGTAGGCGACGGCCTCTTCCTTGGTCTTGCAGCCCCAGCCACTGACGTAGGCGAACGCGCGCAGGTCCTGGGCGATGGCGACCAGTGCGGTGGCCACCGGCAGGCTGTCGAGGCCTGGCACGCCGAGGATGCGCGGCACGATGCCCAGCTTACCCTTGGCGGCCAGCAGGGCCTTCATGCCGGTGTATTTGCCCTGGGCGTTGGTGGTGCCGATCAGGTTGCTGACGGTGGCGGCGTCCTTCTCGGCCTGGGTTTGGCCAGCGCCTTCGGCGACGCGCACGACGATGGTGAACGGTTTTGTCTGGTCGGCGATGGCCTGCAGGCTCGCGCGCAGGGTGCCCTTGGTGCCGGCCTTGGCGATGGCGCTCTGCACGTTGGTGAGCAGCACGGGTGTGTCGAGCGGGAAGGCCAGCGGGTCGGCGTCTTCTGCGGTGCAGACCATGCCGACGACGGCGGTGGATACGGTGCGAATCGGGCGGGTGCCCTCGTTGATTTCGAGGACGCGGACGCCGTGTAGGTAGTCGGCCATGGGTGGTTGCCTGCGCGGTGTGAAATGACAGTGCTGAGACTGACGCGCGCGCGGCAAACCGGCGAGGGGCGGGGGTTGTAGCGGGGGCGGGTACAACGTGCAGGCATAAAAAAGCCCCGCCGTAGCGGGGCTAACCCTCCCCAGGAAAAGTCAGGCGTTGCCGACGCCCTGCACGCAAGCGGCAAGGTCAGCGATGGTTTGCTCGGTGAGCCGGGCGGCCTGGTCGACATCGCCGGCGGCCATCAGCGCGCGGATCTGTTCTTTGGCCTGCAAGCGGATGGTGCGCACCTGGACCAGGGCCTCTTCGTAGAGCGCGGCCTCGCGAAGGATGTCTTCGGCCGCGGCCTGGGCGTCGCGTTCGCTGGTTACCCAGGCGGCGACCATCGGCGGCACTTCGCCCTGATAGCCAGCGGCAGCGAACTGCTCGGCCTGCAGGCGGGTGCGGTCATATTCGACAGCGCGCATGGGGTCGCCGGCGACAGCGCGGCGTGCAGCATCGGCGGCGGTGTCAACGCGATGGCAGAGTTCGTCGGCAGTCGGCACGTAGGGCGGTGGGTCAATCAGGATCGGCAGGCCCTGGTCGTCGTGGCTGCGGACTTTTCCCGCCGGCGCATTCGCGATTACCGCTAAGTACCGCTCTTCTGTAATCGGTACAGCATCGTCTGGAAAGTGGCTGTGAATGTTGCTGAGATAGGTAGTGCCAGTGGTTTTACTGTAATAGCGCATGCTGTTACTTCCCGATAGCTATGTAGGACGCGCCGAGGCTAGGCGAACTACCGCGAGACACGATTGATGAATTAGAGGCGACAGAGGCAGCTACATAACCAATAGAACCCGATCCCATGGTGTATGCATTGCACACAATCACCCGGCAGAACACGTTCGGGAACGCTATTGGCAGCGGTGTAATGATGTCGTTGGCGGATACGCTGATATCACCCCATTGAATGATCCAGCTGCCCATCCAGGTCGGAAATACGAAATATCCGCTGTACCCCAGGCTTATAGCGAAGCCCATTCGGAGCTTTTTCGGCGTCACCGCAACATTGTCCAGACTGCCAGCATCCACCTCGCTTTGCGTCCCAACGCGCAGCACACCGCGCATGGCCTCTGTGGCTACCGCTGCTGCCGACCTCAGCGCCTGAAATACACGCAGCGCGGTCATGATCTTGCTGTTTTCGACTCCCTTTTCGGCCTCCTCTTTACTGGCGCGAACTGTCAGGGTGTCGACGTACTCGCGCGTCGCGAGCACCACAGAGGGGTCGATCTTGAGTTGCACAGCCTCTGTACTGCTGACGATCAGCACCATACGCAGCACCTGGGTGCGGCCGGAACCTTCGGCCATTTGCGGTTTGTAGCTGGGCGGACAGTTGGCGACGGCGAACAGGTCGCCGGCGGCATCGTAAATACCCATCTCGCGCAGCCAGTAGCCGCCTTCGGTTTCTGGGATGACCAGCTCGGCGATGATCTGGCTCTCGTTGATCGGGTCGACCTTCAATTCGTTCAGATCGGCCCGGTAGGTTTCCCGCACCAGGGCGGTTTGCGCTCGCACGGGGGTGGGCAGGGCACCGTTGCCGTCGCCGACGGCCATTTTGCTAAGCTGCAGTTTGGTGCCCAGGGCGGTGGCGTTGGCGAGCTTGGCTTCGCCCACGGCCGTGAGGATGGCGTAGTAAGTGCTCATGGGTAGACGCTCATGATGTCGATGATATGGGCGGTTCCGCCCTGGAGGACCGCGGGGGCGCTGACCTCGATGGGGCCGGGCTCGTAGGGGTAAATGGTGGTGGTATCGCCATGCAGTGCCGTGACACCCACGTATGTACGGCCGCGGGTTTCGAGCACGATGGCCAGGCCGGTGAGGTGGCGGCTGACGGGCTTGGCGTTGTCGATCAGCAGGGTGAGGGACTCGAACATCTCTTCGGTAATGCCGGACTCCAGCACGCCGATATCGAGCCGGAAGGTGCCGGGCACGGCCTCCGGTTTCTCCTGCCACCACTCGGTGACGCGCAGCAGGTAGCCCAGGGGTTCGACCACACGACGCAGCGCGCCGATGGTGCCCTTGTGGGCGTGGACGTAGTACGCGCTGGCAATGACCTGGCGTTTGGTGGCTTCGCTCCAGCTGCTTTCCCAACGATCAACCGAGAAGGCCCAGGCGAGGTACGGCAGCAGCTCGACCGGGCAGCGGGCGGGGCTGAGCAGGTCGCGGATCGGCACGGGTACGCGCTCGATCTGCGAGAGGGCCTGGGCGGCCAGGCGTTCCAGCTGGGTGTTATTGGACGGCAGCAGGGCGGTGCTCATAGCTGCCCCGCGATGCTGATGTGGGTGCCAGTGCAGTAGGCGGCCTGGGCCGGGGTGGGCTTGATGTCGGCCCAGCCTTGCAGATCCACCCGGCGCACGCCTTCGACGTGCAGCGCGGCGTGGATGGCGGAGGTGGATACCTCGACGCCCAGGCGCCGGCGCGCATGCACCAGGGCATCAAGCCGCTGCCGGGCGGCTGCGAGGATCGGCTCGGCCTCGGGGCCCGTGGTGGCCAGGTGCAGCTGGGCGGTAACCTGGTATGGCAGCACCTGGGCCGATTGCACGGTGAGGCGGTCGGCGACCGGGCGGCGGTCTTCATCGGACAGGTACTGGTACACGATGGCCTGCAGGTCGGCCGGCACGGTGCCGTCGCCCAGAGCGTGCTGCACGGTGACGACCACGACAGCGGGTGATGGGCTCTCGGCGGTGGCGTCGGCGATGCGTCCGTCTGCTGTGCGGGCGTGGAAGATATAGGCGTTGCGCGGGCCTGCGGTGCTGAGGCCCTCGAAGGCCATTTGCGTGCGCTCGCGCAGGGCCTCATCGGACTCCATCACGGCCGCGTCGGTTTCGGTGGCTGGGGTGATGACCAGGCGGCGAACGTTGTAGTTGCCGGCGATCTGCTCCAGGTCGGTGCCACGGGCCTTGGCGAGCATGGTGGCCAGCGCCGCCTCGTTCACGCGCTGACGCAGCAGGGTTTCGCGGTAGGCGTTTTCCTGCACCAGCTTGGTGAGCGGCTCGGATTCCAGGGCCAGGCGGGCGGCGATGGCGGCTTGCTCGTCCGCCGGCCACAGGCTGACCGTGTAGGCCTTGCGCTCGGCGAGGATGGCTTCGTAGTCGAGCTGCTCGACGACTTGTGGGTCTGGCAGGGCGGCCAGGTCGATGGGCGTGAACACGTTCATGCAGCAGCCCCCATGCGCAGCGGGATCACCAGGTTGGTTGCCTCGTTGGTGTCTACGCGGACAGCTTCCAGGGTGAGCACGAATTGCCCGGCCATGGTGCTGGCGTCCAGCTGCACGCGGCTGAGGCGAATGCGTGGTTCCCAGCGCATCACGGCCATGGCGATGGCGGCATAGCAGAGCAAGCGGGTGGTGTCGTTGCCGGGTTGGTCGATCAGGTCGACCAGCAGGCTGCCGTAATCGCGGCGCATCACCCGGGTGCCCAGGCGCGTGGTGAGGATGTCGCCGATGCTCTGGCTGATGTGCTCTAGCTCGGTGATGGAGCTGCCGGTGTAGCGGTTCATTGCGGCTGCTCCGTGCTGCTGCCGCCCGGCTGCACGCCGCCATGGCGGTGCTGGACCAGGCTGATGCCGGAGGCGGTCACGTCTTCGCTGACCTCAACGGTGCCGGTGATGCTCTGGTCGCCGGTCTGGGTGTAGTCGCCGGTGTGGCGAATGTCACCGGTGATGTCGAGGCCGGCCGGGGCGATGATTTCGATTCGGCCGCCGGCGGGCAGTTGGACACGCAGAAGGTGGGCGATGCTGTCGTACTCGAGCACGGCGCCATCGCGGTAGGTGGTGCGGTGCAAGCCCTCGCGGTCGCCGTTGGCCGGATTGGCTTCGCTGAACAGACCGGTGAGCACGATGCCCTGGGCGAGCAGGCCGGAGGGGCTGAGCAGCACGACCTGTTCGCCCTGGGTGGGCGGGTTCCACTCACGGTCGGCACCGGCACGCAGGGCCAGCCAGGGCAACCAGGTAGTCAGCAGCTCGCCAGACTTTACGCGCACGCGGGCTTTCGGCTCATCCACCTCAGCGATGGTACCGAGGCGGACAAGGTTTTCGATCAGGCGGGCTAGGGCGGCGATTGAGTTCATGCCGCGATGGTGGCGCCCTCGCGCGAGGGGCGCAGCAGGTGGGGGTTGTAGCTTGAGGCTTTACAACGCTCTTAATTCAACTGTCTAGAGTTGGCTCGATCCTTATCCCAAGCGAGCGTAAATCGTCAAAAACCATCCTCGGGGACCATCCTGAAAGTAAATTACTCAAGTAATACTCATCCACTAAGTCGAACGCTAAATCCCCTGCGGGGGCTAATAGCGAACCTACAACTCCACCAGCCGCCATTCCTATCGGACCCAATGCTGCGCCAACCAAGGCACCTGCTGATGCCATGAAAACAGTTTTGGTGAACTTTCCAGTATTCGAAGCAAGGAACCCTTTTTTGCTTGTAATGGCGTCGAGATATGCCTTGGTGATTTCTTCAATCTCGTGTTGGGTCAGCGCCTCATGAAGCCAGGTTCTAAAACGGATAACGTTTTTATTATTGCGAAGTTTTATAGATTTTCTGATGGGGCTGTCTGTGTACTGATATATGTCTTGTGTTTTAGGGAAGTTCTCAAGGATAAGGATCTTTGAAAAGGCTTCGCTGATATCAGAGTTTTTGATTTTTTGCGTGCAATCTAAGAATATCTTGTGAGTGAAGGTGCTGTCGGAGGTGGTGAATTTTGAGCTGGCAAGGAACTTATATTGGAGTAATTCATTGCAACACTCGGCTAGTAATGAAACCTGATGTGCGGAAAGGTTAGTGATCTCGCACTTTGTAGAGTCCAATCCTAGAGCATGAAACTTATTAGAGTTGAAAGCTGACGTTGCAAGGGTAACTGCGTCCGTAGCCAAGTCATCAGGAGGATAGCTGTAGAGATCACGGGTTTTTCTGATTATTAACCTCTTGTCTCTTTTGTTAGGCTGGTCGGCGAGCATGTTCAATGCTGAGCTTATAGATTCTTCAGGGTCTGTGTGAGTTTTAGAATTGTACTTAGCAGGCGAAATTGGAATTACCCCTTCGATAGGGTTGACGAAGCTCATTACGTCGTTTGTCCAATGTGTAAATGCTAGCCCATTTTGCTCGATGAGTTCTTCGAGTCCCTTGATTCCCGCCTCAACAATTAAAATATTTAGGGGGATGTTTTCGCCGGTCACTCTGAAATTTGTGGTTTCGTGTAGAAGTAGACTTTCAAAGACAGAGGCTTTAGCTGCATCAAATTTATGCAGGAATAGCATTTTGTCTTCTTTGGTAAATCTGTTAGTGCCTCTAAGAATATATTTTTGGCTAAACCTATCTAGCTCTGTCAGGTAGTTTGTAGTCATCTCGTCCCTGAAGCCTCATGGTTATTAATGCTGAAATCTGCGCGGGCGATTAGAGGTCGCTCCGACTGCGAAATTAAGTTGCGCGAGAAGTTATTCAACGCAGATTGCCAGTCGGTAGTTTTCCGCTGTTAGAGCGACTAGTGTGGGGCTCGATGTGCCATGGCGTCTATAGCACGTAGGTAGAACTGCTGTTCGCCCTTATCGGGCTTGCGCAAGTTGGTGTGCAGGGTACGTTGTGCAGTGATAGTGCACCGTTTACCTCAGCCGACCAGGTGTTCGAGCAGCAGATCACTGAGCATGTCGCGGTCACCGGGGGCGAAGCCGAGAAGCTCGCGCTTGGCGTACTGCACGTCGGGCATGCCCTTGCCTGGGCGATCCCGCAGGCCGTACTGGTGAATACGGGCGATACGGCTGATGCGGCCGGCAAAGCTGACGGTTGCCTCTGCGGCGCTGCCGCCGGCCTTGAGGTAGCGCGCGGTGCGCAGCTTGGTGAACATCTTGGCGCGGGCCTTGATGCGGCCCTGTTTGCTGCGCAGCGTGCGCGCCTTGCGCGGGGTGAAGGCGGTGCCGTCCGGGTTGCGCTGCACCAGGATGCGTTGCTGCTGGGTACGGCGCATGCGCTTGGCAGCCTCGCGGGCCAGCTTGGCGCGCTGGGCTGGCTGCAGGCGCATCAGCAGCGGGGTGAGCCAGGCGGACAGGTCGCCGAGGGTTTCAGCCATCTGGCAGGTACCACTCGCGCTGGCCGTCGCTGCCGGCCGGCGGCCAGGCGGGGTCGGTGAACGCCTGCATCGGCTGCGGCTCGGCTGGGTGCGTGAGGGTGGTGGCGCCGGCTTCGTCCTTGCCGACGACCACGCGCTCGGTGAGCGGCAACTTGAGGGCAAGGTCGATGGTGTTGCCGTCGAGCACGTCGGCTTCGAAGACGATGCCCTCGGCTGATTTGGTGAGGTTGGCCAGCAGCTCGTTCTGGTGGACGGTGAGCCAGCCGAGCAGGGGCAGGATGACCGTGTCCGGGTGCTCTGCGAAGTCGGTGAGGATGACCTGCAGGGTGTAGCCATATTCCCAAGACAGTGACGCGGCCGAGGTGCAGCGCAGGGTGCCTTCGTCGATGAAGATCAACAGGCGGTCGGGGTTCTGGGCCAGCCCAGGGACCTTGGCCAGCAGGTGTGCGCGCAGGCTGTTGGGTTTGTTCATGGCGCGGGCCTCTGCTGGTTGTGATCGAACACTGCATCGACCTGGGCGGCGCAGTCGGCCCAGGCGGCAAGCAGGGCGTCGTTGTCGTCGCTGAGCTCGCCGTTATCGATCGGTGCCGCCGGCGGCAGGGTGCACCGCGTCACGACCGGACAGGAATGCACGGTAACCAGTGGCTCCGGTGATGGCGGGGCGCTCATGCAGGCGGCGAGTGAGAGCAGGCAGAGGCTGAGCAGCCCAGTTCTGTGCAGGCGGGTCATTACGGACGGTCTCCTTTTTCTGCACCTGGTGCACGGCGTTGGCCTGCTGCAGGTCGGCGCGGGTGTTCTGCAGGCTCTGCTGGGCCAAGCGCTGGGCGGCGATGTCCGCGCCCATGCTGATAATGGTCTGGGCCTGGCGGGCGCTGCGCTGTTCTAGGGTCGTGATGCGCTCGGCGTCGGCCTTGGCGCGGGCCTGGGCGGCCTGGCCCTGTTGGTAGCTGCCCCAGATGAGCAGGGTGATGGCCAGCAGCAGGGCGAAGCCGTAGGCGGCTTGGCGGAGCGTGCTCACGCGGCAGCCTGCTGGCCGCAGCCACAGCCGGCGTGCCGCTCATAGGCCCGCTGCAGCTTCACGTCGTAGAGGTTACGGGCGTAGCTGGGGCCGTTGTAGGTGGCGGCGAAGTCCTTCCACTTGCGCGCCTTCAAAGCCTTGTGCAGCACGGGGTCGGCCTCGATGAACGCCACGAAGGCGTCGAACTGGGCATTTTCATCCTGGGCCATAGCGGCGGCGAAGGCCTGCACGCTGGGGTAGCCGAGTCGGGTGGCGTGGAAGCCCATGATCTGGAACGCGCCCCAACTGGCCGACTCCAGCGCGGCGGTGTCGTCGAGCTGGCGAGCCTGGGCCAGGCGCTGGTGCTCGGCCACGCCGCCGGCGTAGCCACCGGGGCGGACGTTGACCAGGTTGGGAAATTCGCTGGCCAGCAGATCGGCGCGAGCCTTGAGCTTGCCGGCGACCTGGTCAGCACTGCGCGGGGTGCTCAGCTGGCGATGCATGATGTGCCGCTCGAACAGAATGGCCGGCTTGCCGTTGCTCAGGAAGCCGGCGCCGGCGGACTCCACTTCGTTGACGGCGTAGACGCATGCCAGCTCGAGGCCGAGGCGTTCTGCAGCAGCCACCAGGGTTGCGTTGTTGAGAAGCTTGGAACAGTCGGCGCCGGCGAGGGCGGCGAGGGTTTTGGAGCCGGCTGCGCCGTCGACCACCAGACCCACCTTGAGCTGGAAGGCGCGGACGGCTTTCTCGGTTTCGTCGCCGAAGTCGCCGTCCGGGTATAGGTTGTAGCCGCGGGCAATGAGGGAGCGCTGCAGCTGCTGGACTGCCTGGGAGCGGTCGCCGTAGCGTAGGGTGGGCTGGCTCATAGCGTTTCTACCTTACGTTCGAAGAAGCGTTTGGCGGCTGCGCGCGTACCTTCCACGCCCAGCAGGCCAATGGCGCCGCCGAAGAATGGGGCTGTGCTGGCGGGGATGCCGAGCAGCTCGATGCCGTGGCTGGTGGCCATGGCGAGAAAGCCGCACAGCGGCGCTTCCAAGGCGACACGGCGCAGGTTGCCGCCGCCGTAGATGATGCGCAGGGCAGCGATGAAGAACGCCAGACCGCCGCTGTAGATGGCGGGCCAGTTGTGTTCGAGCCAGGCGAAGAGCCAGGCCCATGTTTCGGGACGGTCAGGCATTTTCATGGTTCCTTTGCCCTGTGGTGGTGGTCAGTCCCATAGGGTTACCGCCTGCTGCTCGGGCTGCGGGGCGGCATCGGGCAGGGTGACGGCGTGGCCTTGTGGAAGGTTGGGGCCCAGGTCGGCGAGACCGGGGTTTGCCTCGAGCACGGCCTCGACGACGCCGGCGGTGCGGCCGTAGTGCCGCCAGCATAGGGCGTCGAGGGTTTCGTTCTGGTTGGCGCGGAGGGTGGCCATCAGCGCTCACCGCCCTTGTCTGGTTGGTCCGAATAGACCCATGGCCCGTTGTCGGATACCAGGGCACCCGGCGACTTGCCGGTTTCGACTTCGCGGCATACGGCCAGGCCAAGCGGGTGCATGATTTCGCGGTTGATGCGCTCAAGCAGGCCGCGCCGGGAGATTTCGTTCCAGTCGATAAGCCGGGGCTTGTTCATCACAGCAGCTCCACAGTGGTGCGGCTGATGCCAAGCAGATCGCGGATGGCAAAGCGGCTGTCGCGGCGGTAGTCGTCGACGGTGGGCTCTTCTTCCTCGGCCTTGGCGGCGCCGCTGTTGGTGGCGTCGAAGCTACGGTAGCGCTCGGCTACTTCGGCACTGGCGGCGCTGTAGACGGCGCGCTCGTAGAGAATGGTGAGGACGCTGCGCTCGGCGATCTGGTCGGCGGGCACGGCGTCCAGGTGGGTGTGCCCCTCGGCCTGGTACCGCAGCTTGCGGGTGCTGAGCTCGCGGTTGACGCTGATCATGGCCGCCACCACGGCGGTTTCCAGTCGGCCATTGGTGACGCTGCTGGCGATGCGCTGGGCGTCGCGCAGGTCGGCAAGGTCGATGTCCGGCCAGAAGCCGTCGTTGGTGAGTGTGAGCGGCGCTGCAACGCCACCCGCTATGAATGCGCTCATGTTCAGGGCCTCAAGTCGGCGGTGGTCGGGGCGTCACAGGTAGGGAAGGAGAAACCCTGCTGATCAGCCCCGAGCCGCCGGGCGCGTGGGGACGCTCGGTTAGCCGGTGGTGCCGGCGTGTTTCTTCAGGAGGCGCTCGACGCGCTCCAGATCCTTTTTGCCGCCGCAGTTGGTGTGCAGCTCGATGGCGCGGGCCAGATCCTGCTTGGCCATGAGCAGCAGGGGCAGGGCGTCGGCAGCTTCGGCGTCGTCCGGCACAAGGGCAGATGCCGCCTTGCCTATGGCCAGGTGGAGCTTGGCGCGGGCTTCGTCGGGCATGTCCTCGTTGGCGGTAGCCGCCTCGGTGCGCAGCAGCAGGCCCAGGTCAAACGAGCCGCTGGCTTTCTGCATCTTGATGGCGACGTTGGCGATTTCCTCAGCCACGACGCAGCCAAGCGAACGCTCGAAGCTGTCGGGCATGGTGAGGCCGTAGGCCAGCGCGTATTCAGCGATGTCCAGGGCGCCCGCGTAGTCGCCCACGTCGATGCGCCACAGCATGATGGTGGTGAGCACGTCGTCCTGGGCACCCTTGCCGGCGCTGAGTACACCTTCGGCGTACGGCGCGTAGTCCGGCAGTAACTTGCGCTTGGTTTCGGCCTTGCCTTCCTGGCTCTGAATCTTCTTCAACTGCTGTTTGTGCTGATGGAGCTGGGCTTGCATCAGTTCGTAGGCGGTAGCGCCTTCCATGGTCAGGGCTGGGCCCTGCACCGCGGCTGCCTCGATGGCAGCCGTGGCCTGCTGGAAGTGCCGTTTGGCAGGGCTCAGTGCCATGGCGATCAGGCCTCCAGCAGCTCGATGTTTTCGATCAGGCAGCCGAGGCCGTAATCCTCGACGACGTAATCGTCGTTGCTGGATTCGAAGTTCTCGATGCGGTTCTTGCTCGGGTTCTCCTGGATGTGGCGGCGGCGACCACTGATCTGCCAGTAGATGGCGAGGTTTTCCAGGGTGCTGATGAGCATGGCGCCGTCCGGCACGTGCGGTACTTCGACCGGTTGCTTACCGCCCATGCGCTTCTGGGAAATGATCATGTCAGTGGCCAGTTTCTCGGAGGCCGCTTGTTCCTTGTTGATCAGCGGGAAGTACTTGTCGTGCACCAGGTTGCTGCCGAGGATCACGACCAGGCCGGTGTCCTTGCGGTGCCATGGGTCGATGAGGTTGGCCACGGCGTCGAAGACCAGAGCGTCCAGGTTGTTGTAGTCGGCGGTTGCACCGCTGCCGATGACGATCTTGTTTTCGGCTTTGCCGCTTTTAAGCACGCGCTGGGGTGCGTGGTTACGGTACTTCTGCAGCCAGCCGATGTTCACGTCTTGCAGCAGCGGGTTGGTGGCGCGGTTGGTAGTGGCGGCGGCACTGGTACCGTTGAAGCCGATCATGATTCGGTCGAGGGCCTGACGCTTGAGGATGGCGTCACGCAGACGGGCCTGGAAGTCGGGGAACTTGGCCCAGGCGTCCAGCTGCGCATAGCGCACGGCGGTGTCGAAGTCAGTGTGGCGGCACTCGTAACCGTCCTTGCTCAGGTCGGATACGTCGCGTGGTACACGCACGCCGTCACCAGTGGTGTCGGTACGGCCGGCGATGGTGCTGCTGACGCCCAGGCCGACCTTTTCGCCTTTGAGCTCGTCGACGCCGATCATGCCGATGCGGCCGAGGAACTCGCTGGATTCCTGCATGCGGGTTTCCAGGCGCTGCTGTACCGTGGGGTCGACGGCGAAGGTTTTGGTTGGGTCGCTGACGCCGCTTAGCTTGGCCAGCTGGTTGAGGTAGGCGTCGAAGTGTTGGCGAGTATCGTTGCGCATTGGGTTCTCCGGTGTTCCGTGGGTGTGGCTTGTCCGTGGGGATCAGCAGTCGGTGAGGGTGGCGCCATCACCACCGGTGACCGGGGGGCGCGGTTTGTGGGAATGGTCTTGGGTGTCGCCCAGCTTCTTGAGCAGGTCGGCGAACTCGCCAGCCAGCTTGGTGTGGTCTGCCTGGAGTTGTTCGTGGGCGGACTTCACGGCGCTGAAGGCTTCGGCCTGTTGGGCGCCGTGCTCGGCGAGGTCGCCGATCATTTCGCCCAGCTCGGCGAAGTGGGCTGCGTCCTTGCCTTCCTTGTCCTTGCTCAGTTTCAGCAGCTCGGTCATGCGCCCCTTGAGGGCTGCGAACATGCTGGGGGTGTCGTCGATCTCTTCGAAGTCGAGGGCGGTTTCGGCGGCTGCGGTGAACAGGTTTTCAGCATGCTGTTTCCGTCCGGCAAAGGTGCCGTGCTGAGCGCTGAAGCTGAGCGCTTCGGTGCCCAGGCTGGCCGGGGTGTCGGTGACTGCCAGGCCGACCAGATACGCCTTGCCGGTGTCAGCGAACTCCGGTTGCACCTCGATGGAGGTGTAGATCTTCTGGCCCTTCTTGTTGAGGGCGAGCAGCGCGTCGTTGGGCTCGAGCTGGGCGAACAGGCCGAGCTTCTTCTCGCCATGGAGCTCGACTTCTTCGGCCTTCAGGGCAACCACGTCGCCATAGGCGCCGAATTCACTGCCCGGAAAATACGACTTGATGTGCTCGCAGTTGATGCGGGCGCCGTAGGTGTTGCGGCTGTACTGGGCAGCCATCTGCTCGATCCATTTGCGCTCGATCTTGCGGCCGTCAGTAGTGGCGCCTTCGGTGGCGATGCGAGTCCATTTGGAGCGGAGTTTTTTGGCGGTGGCGGACATGCGTGGGAATCCTCGGTGCGGTTCGCTGTTGGCGGGTTTCGCGTTGAGGGCATGGTCGGCAGTGGGCGAAGCGGCGGCAACGACGTGAGGTTGTAGGGAAGAGCGCTACAACGCCCGCCGATAGGGGCTTACGCGCGCGGGCGGCAGCATCGGCGCCATGAACACTACCGCTCCCTATCAGCCGACCACCGACTCCCGCCGCCAGGCCAAATTTCTGTACTGGACGGGTTGGCGTATCACCGATATCGCCGACTACCTGGGCGAGAAGGAAAAGACCGTCCACAGCTGGAAAACCAGGGACGAGTGGGACAGGGCCGATAACGTCGAGCGCATCGGCGGGGCGCTGGAAGCGCGGCTGGTGCAGCTGATCCTGAAAGACGGGAAGACGGGCGGCGACTTCAAGGAAATCGACCTGCTGCATCGGCAGCTTGAGCGCCAGGCGCGCATCCAGCGCTTCCAGGATGGCGGCACCGAAGGCGAGCTCAACCCGAACCTGGCCAAGCGCAATGAGGGGCCGAAAAAGCAGGCCGTTCGCAACGAGCTGAGCGAAGAGCAGATCGAAACGCTGGTCGAGGCATTCAAGGATGGGTGCTTCGACTACCAGCTCGACTGGTACCGCGCTGGCAACCAGCGCACCCGGATGCTGCTCAAGTCGCGCCAGATCGGCGCGACGTACTACTTCGCCCGGGAGGCGCTGATCGATGCGATCACCACCGGACGCAACCAGATATTCCTATCGGCCAGCAAGGCGCAGGCGCACCAGTTCAAGAACTACATGCAGTCGTTCATGAACGAGGTGCTGGGGGTGAAGCTGACGGGCGACCCCATCGTGTTGTGGAACAACGCCGAGCTGCACTTCCTGGGTACGAACTTCCGCACCGCGCAGGGGCGCAGCGGCAATTTCTACTTCGACGAATTCTTCTGGGTGCACGGGTTCGAGGAAATCAACAAGGTCGCCTCGGGCATGGCCCTGCACAAGCACTGGCGCAAGACGTACTTCTCGACACCCTCGAGCATGGCCCACCCGGCGTACGTTTACTGGACAGGCGAGCGGCACAACAAGGGCAAGCCCACGGCGCAGCACCTGAATATCGATGTGAGTCACGAAGCGCTGCAGCAAGGGCGGCGGTGCGAGGACGGGATCTGGCGGCAGATCGTGACCATCCTGGACGCAGAGGCTCGCGGGTGCGATCTGTTCGACCTGGACGAGTTGCGCCTCGAGTACGACGCCCAGGCCTTTGAAAACCTGCTGATGTGCCAGTTCGTGAACGATGGCGACAGCATCTTCCCGCTGACGATGCTGCAGCCGTGCATGGTCGACAGCTGGGAGGTGTGGGAGGACTACAAGCCATTCGCGCCGCGGCCGCTGGGCGAGCGCCAGGTGTGGGTGGGCTACGACCCTGCCGAGTCAGGCGACACGGCAGGCCTGGTGGTGGTGGCGCCGCCGCTGGTGCCGGGCGGCAAGTTTCGGCTGGTGGAGAAGCATCAGTTCCGCGGTATGGATTTCGAAGCCCAGGCTCGCACTATCCAGCAGATCACCCAGCGCTACTGGGTGACCTATATCGGCATCGACACCACGGGCATGGGCGCTGGCGTCGCGCAGCTGGTGAAGCAGTTCTTTCCAAGCCTGCGCACGTTCAGCTACAGCCCGGAAGTGAAAACCCGCCTGGTGATGAAGGCCTGGGACGTAATCCGCAAGGGGCGCTTTGAATTCGACGCCGGCTGGACGGATGTCGCCCAGGCGCTGATGGCCATCCGAAAAACGATGACGCCCAGCGGGCGCCAATTCACCTACACGGCCGGGCGCAGCGATGCGACCGGGCATGCCGACCTGGCGTGGGCGCTGTTCCACGCATTGATTAATGAGCCGCTGGAAGGGCAGACCACCAGCAACACGGCCATCATGGAGTTCAGCTGATGAGCGATAACCAAGGGGCACAGGCCCTGCAATTGAGTGGACAGGGCGCACGGGCCGAGGCGTTTACATTCGGCGACCCGGTGCCGGTGCTCGATGGCCGGGAGATCCTGGATTATCTGGAGTGCTGGACCAATGGCCGGTGGTACGAGCCGCCTATGTCGCTGGACGGCCTGGCACGGTCGACCAGGGCGAGCGTGTATCTGCAGTCGGGCCTGAATTTCCGCCGGAACATGCTGGTGCGCACCTTCAAGCCGCACCGGCTGCTGAGCCGCCAGGCGTTCGAGCAGTTCGCCACGGACTGGGGCACCTTCGGCAATGCCTACCTGGAGAAGCACGACAACATGCTGCGCAGCACCTTGGGGCTGCGGCCGGTGCTGGCCAAGTACATGCGGCGCGGTACCGACCTGGACCAGTACTACCAGGTGCGCGGCTGGAAGGATGAACACGAATTCCGACGCGGCACGGTGTGCCATGTGCGCGAGGCGGATATCAACCAGGAAATCTATGGGCTGCCCGAGTGGCTTGCGGCGTTGCAGAGCGCGCTGTTGAATGAGTCGGCCACGCTGTTCCGGCGCAAGTACTACCAGAACGGCTCGCACGCTGGCTTCATCCTGTACATGACCGACGCGGTGCAGGACGAGTCGTTCGTCACTGATCTGCGCCAGGCCATGAAGGACAGCAAGGGGCCGGGCAACTTCCGCAACCTGTTCATGTACGCACCAGGTGGGAAGAAGGAGGGCATCCAGCTGATACCGATCAGCGAGGTGTCGGCCAAGGATGACTTCGCGGCGATCAAGAACATCAGCCGGGACGACCTGCTGGCCGCGCTGCGCATTCCACCCCAGCTGATGGGCATCGTGCCGCAGAACGCCGGCGGCTTCGGTTCGATTAGGGACGCCGCTGAGGTGTGGGCGATGAACGAGCTGGAGCCGATTCAGGCCAGGCTGCTGCAGGTGAATGAGTGGCTGGGGGAGGAGGTGGTGCGCTTCGATGAGTTTCGAATTCCATCAGAAGAAAGATGAATCCAAGCCCAAAAAACCGCCCTTAGGCGGTTTTTTATTGCCTAGATTTTGCCCGTACGTGAGATCTCCTTTGGATCACGCAGCGTCTCTTCAAGTATCGATATCAACACGCAAACACCTAGCAAAACGACCATTAGGAAGAGCATTTCAAGGTAGTTGGCGACAGTCAGCGTCTTAGCTTCCATCCACGGCCACACCAACATGAATCCCATGATTGCCCCAAGGCCTGTGCGTATCGCAGTCAGAAGGCTTCCACCTATATCACCGAAAAATCGGTGGATAGCCCCCCAAACTGTTTGGTGTCGGCTAGAGCCGAAGCGCCACAGGTAAGTGCATACGCCCACCACTCCGAATGCGATCAGCAGCTTCATGTAGTAGTCCACGAGAAGGGGAGCGGCCAGTAGCCATTCGAATATCTTCTCGAACTGCTCCTGTGTCTCCGTACTGAGCAGCACGGGTATGCATCCAAGGGCGATAGCCCGGGGGATTTCGCTTGCGGCCCTCAATATCAGTCTCAAGGGTGGTCGTTGGCGCTTTGGCATTTTCAT